CTGCTGCCCCAGCGTGAAGCGGTATAGACCGCGCACTACCAACTCGCCGCGGGTGCGGATCAAGCCGGTGCCTTGCGCGTGGTCGTCGCTCCAGCCGCCGCTAATAATCTCCGGCTCTTCGTCGCCAATGCGGCAGATGACCTTGGCGCGGATGTCAACAGTCATCAGATCTGCAGCAGCCGCAAGGTCACTGTATAGCGGGTGGTCTTGACGCCATCCTCAATCACCGCTTCAGCACTGGCAGTCGGGGCGGTTATAGGGAACCACGTAGCGGCTTCAGGAGTAGTTTGCACAATATCCTCAAACCACTCCAGCAGATCCTCCCAGCCCTCTGTATACGTGGTGCCCTCGATGTCGCGGATGCGGCTAGCGGTCAGGGGGCCGCTGATGTAATGACTGCCCGCCACCGTCAGCGCCACCTGCGGGTTGTTCTCGTAGGTCTCCATCGGCCGCAGCAACGTCAGCACCGTGGTGCCGACCGTCACCGTGCCGAGATCCGGCAGCAGCGCCTCGCTGCGCTGCTTGTTTTTCTGCTCCTGGAGTAGCAGGACCTGCAGGGCCTCGTTGGCATCCACCACCTCCGTATCGACACTGACGTAGGCGCCGGTCTGTTCGCCACTTGGGGCGACAGTGAACCAGCACGGCACCGAGGTCCACGTGATGCCGTTTGCGTAGGCGCTCAATGAAGCAGTGGTGCCCACCACGCCGCTCTTCAACGAGTCCTCGTCTTCCTTGCGGTCGCTCTGCCAAGCGTTGTAGACCGTGAGGAGGTCCTGCCATTCGGCGGGGGTGCACAGGCCCGTGATGCGCCAGCGCCGTGCGGTCAGGCCCGCCTGGGTGTCGGTCTCCACGTAGCCGAACGGTTGCGCCGTCAACGTGTTGAACGTGAAGGTCTCGCCGCTGTAGGTGATCGTGGTGGCCATTAGCTCAGTCCGTTGACGGCGTTGACGGTGGAGGCCCCACCCGCTTGATTAACCACATTGACGCTAACCACCCAGTCCTTTGCCACTAGGGCATTGGTGGCTCCAACCAGCTGGGTGTTGATGTCGTACAGGGCTTGGTTGACTTGCTCAAGGCTCTGTTGGGCGCCAATCAAGTTTTGACGGGCTTCAAATTCGCGGTTGGTGGCTTCAATGAAGTCGCGGATGGCAGCATTAACTCCTTCAGTGGTGCCGCGGAACTCTGGTGCGCGGGCGCCCGTTAGTTCTTGGAAGCGGGCTTGTGCTTGGCGGAATTGGGGCAGCAGTAACTGGAAATCTTGTTCTGCTCGCCGTGCTCTGTCGGCACCAGACAAGAAGCGGTTGAGACCCTGCGGATCGCTGCGGATCTTGGTGAAGTCCAGCACTGCCGCGGTCAGGTCCTTGCGGAGTTTTTCGCCGGCTTCTTGGAGTGCCAGTGCTCCTTCAAATAGCTTGGCGCGGGTTTCGGCAGCGGCGATTTGCTGCTGGCGAACTAAGCTGGCTACTTCTTCGGGTTCTGCTCCCGAAATGCGGGCGGCACTGATCTCAGCGCCGATGTTTTGTTCTCGGCGGCGGGCTTCTTGAATCCCTTGCCGAACGGCAATAATCCCGCGCAAAGTCTCGCGGGTAACGCCCTGTTCAGCACCCGCTAACTGCTGGGCTGCTGTAATGCGCTCTTGAATACCGCGCAGCTGTAATTCTGTTTGTACTGTCTGTACATACTGTGCAGCCGTGATTTCGCGGTCTTTCTGAAGCTGCCGTTCCTTGAGATCAAACAGCTTCTTGGCGGCTTCTTCCTCTACTGCAACAACTCGGGCATCTGCACTACTAGTTACACCATCCGCAGCCAAGTTGCGTAAGGCTGCGTTTTTCTCGTTGATTATTGCTTGTTTCTGCGCAAGATCCAGTGCAGCCCTATCTCCTTGGACTGTGGCTGTAATCAGTTTGTACGAATCAGATAGTTCTTTTTTGGTGGCTTTGCGGAGTTCATTTATCTTGGCAGCCTGTTCACGTTCAACTTTGGCAGCGGCTGCAGCCTTCTCTGCTGCTTTTGCTTCGTCTCCCCCTGCGGTTATGCCAGCTCCGATGCCTACAAGACTTCCGCCTACAGCCAAACCTGGCAACGCGGCTGGAGCAAAGGGGGTAGCCGCAAGTCCCAGCGATAAAGCTGTTACACCAAATCCCACGTCAGACAGTAAGGCGCCTTGACGGCGCCGCTCTGCACGAATATCCGGCGGAGGAGTTGGCTGTACTCGCTTGCTAATCCCTTCTAAAAACTTGGCGAGGGGGCCCGCAACAAAACTTCCTAGCAGGGTCGTGGCTTGGCTCCACGCACGGTTGAGATCATCAACAGCGTTCAGGTAATCCTTTGCAGAAGCGGCATCGCCAAAAGTCTTCTGTAAGTCAGCTTGAATTACAATCGCGGCTTCGGCATTACGGCCCACGGCAATCAAAGCCTCGGCCTGCTTCTCCACGCTTTTAGATGACAGCAGCGATGCTTCCTTTAGAGCATCAAAGCTAGAGATGGGTGTCTGCAGTCCCTGCGCCAGGGTCTGGGCTTTTTGAAGTGTGGCGTCAAAGGCGGCACCAAGTGCAGTGCCAACGATTGAGCCGGCAAATCCAGCCGTGCCCCCAAAACCGGCACCTGCTGCACCACCTAAACCCCCGCCTACTGCAGCGCCAACGCCTTGGCCAAACAGCAGGGGAAAGCCCGCGCCGATCAACGCGTTGGACGTTATTTCAGTGGTGAGTTTGCGGCGGGCTTGAATTTCTTTTTCTGCCGCTTTTTCATAAAACAATGCCCCGCGTCTACGGGCACGCGACAGTCGCTCCTCTGCGCGTTCGGCATCCCGAGTTCCTGTATTGGGTCCTCGGGGACCGTTAGGAGGGTTTCCGCCCCCGCCTCCACCGCCGCCTCCAGCAGTTCCCTTAGCGGCTTTATTTTTTGCGTCTGTTTGTTTTTTAATTAAATCAAGTTTTATTTTTTCTTGTAAAATTTCATTTTTAATTAACTCCGCAGATTGCCTAGCCGATCCAAATAAACCTTGGGCTGCTTGGTTGCGGGCTTCTAAAAGGCGAGTACGTAGTTGATCAGTCTGTCCTCCTTGCGCGTCGAGTTTATTCAGCTCGGATTCCAGCCGTAACAACTGTCTAGTTACTTGAATCCTGGCATTGATGCCTTCGGCACGCTGACGTCCAACCCGACCTTTTTGCCCCGCACTACCACGGCCGCCACGGGGACCGCCGGTGGCTTTCTGGATAGTGCCACTCAGTTCGCCTTCGATCTGAGCTTTGGCTTCTTGTAGACCTGCTTTTAGGGCGCTGTCATCAAGAATTAGGCGCAGTACCGCGGTGCCGAGTTCGTCTGCCACTGCGTTGCGGTGCCCTTATACTCAAGGTTGCCGGTGGAAACCTTGAGTAAAGGGGTTCCACGCCCATGGCTTCCGCTCTATCGGCCTTGGCAAATGCCTCGGTCACCTTCCAAGTCGCTACCACTGGGGTTTTCACTGACCCGGCCACCGGTAACGTGCTGCCCGCTACTGAGGACGTGACCGTCAGCCTTTTCCTCAAAGGTGAAAGCACCGGTTCCCGTATCTTCCCCGGTGTGGACGTGCTCGACACCGTGTACGAGGGATACGCCGTCAGTCCCACCGCCTTTGACTCGGCAGTGGTGGTGGGCACCACGGGGACGCTCAGCTTTGCTGGAGAGCCCGACACCACCTGCGAGGTGCTGGAGTTGCGCTTCAACTACGGCAAAACCGGGTTGCTGGGGCAGATCCTTAACACCACGCTCGGGGAGAAGATTCGCCTCGTGTCGCGGCGCTTCTGATGGCACGCATCCGCACCAAGGTCACGTGGGACCTCAAGAAGCTCGATGCCCGTATTGAGCAGATTCTGGAAAACTACGGACCTTACATCTCGTTCCAGTTGCAGGAGGAGATTAGTAAGCCGCAGTTTGCGTACACCAACGACGAGGGCAAACCCGTCATTACACGCAGAAACAATGGTGAGACTGTCGGTAGTCCGCGGGACATTGTGGACAGAGGCAGACTGCTGAACTCGCAAACCGACCCAGTCATCAAAAAAGGCACGCTCACCATCAAATGGACTGCCCCCTATTCCAAAGCCGTGCTGGAAGGGAATTACCTTGTCGGCACGGTGCGGAATAACTACACCGCTAAGCCTCGTGACTGGATCACGCCAGCGTTGCGGGAGCAGCCCTTCAAGCCGTTTGTGCTGCGTCAGTGGCGCCAGCTAAGCGGCCAGTAAAAAGCCCCAGCTGGGGACTGGGGCAAAGGTCTGCGGGTTTGTACTGTTGGTTCTGCCGCTAACGTCAGGCTGTCTGGGCGGTATAGGTGTAAGCGCCGTAACCGATCAGGTCGAAGCTCACCTTGGCGATGTTGCCGGCAGTGATGTCCTCGGAGAATGAACCCACCTGTGCCAGGCCGGCATGTTCCTCCGGGTCGTCGCCAGAACCATCGGTCACCGGGGTCTCCCGATACCACTCCACCAAGGTGCCTTGGGTGGCCTCAAGGGCAGCTTCCTTCAGAATCTTGTAACCGGCATCAGTTACGTCCAGATTCATTGAACAGGGGATCGTGTAGCTCTGGCCCGTGATCAGGTTGGCCTGGAAGCCATACTCCGAGTCGTAGTCCAGCACAGCGGTGCTGTCGCTGGTGGCTTGGATGCCAGCATTATCCAGTGAGAACACACGGGTCATCCCGGCGCTGCTAGTAGGAATAGTGCTGGAGCTGGTGCCCAACTTCACCCACAGCTTGTAGCCGAAGGCTGCGAAAAATGCCCCAGTGGCCATGACAAAAGAACAGACCTATACGTCTAGGTTGCCTGTGCTACGCACACTCCTCACATTCCAGTACATCCCAAGGTGTCGGACGGGGGCATGTATGGAGGTCAAACCCCTTGATCTCATGGTCAGTTGGGCACGTAGCCACCAGCGCCTCGCGGAGCTTCTTCTCCGTAACACCAAGCTGCTCCAGCACGTCTTCCATGCGCTCGCCGCGGTTCAGCATGTGGCGGGCACGTTGGCCCAGCGTGCGCACCGTGCCGGGGGCTTTCACCAGCCAGTTGTGGTCGCGGATGAAGTGGCGGATCTCACCCTCAGAGAACACCGTCAACAACGTGGAGAATGTTCCCTTTTTTGGGTCCCAGGCGCGACACGTTTTGATAAATGCGATGTCGATGCAGCTGAATAAATCGTCGGGCGCCACATAGAAGTATTTGCGGCACATCTTGCGCCCCAGCAGCTTGATGATGCCTTGGTGCTCGCGGTACAGCACGCCGATGCGGCGCTGCTCGTCACCATTCAGCGGGGTGGCGAGATAGCCGGTTTTGGGGCGGCGTGATGATCCCATGTACCACACCTTACGGTACATGGGCAAACTTGGTGGTTACACAACTGCGCAGTGACTTAGCTGCGTACTACGCCGACTAACAAACCGGAACCGCCGGTATACCCGCTGGTGATCGTGCCGTACAGCACCGTACTTAAGCTCGGGGCGCGGCTCACCAGCTGGCTGTAGGTGCTGGTGCGGTTAGATGGCAACCCCTCGTCGCGCCACTCCAGCTCCATCACGTCGAGCTTCAGGCGCTTCAGGTCGCCGTTGGAAACACCCGGCACTAAGTCGCCACCACCCATCTCAGTGGTGCCCTCCAACGTGGCAAGCGCCAGGTCGAACGTGGCCTGCTGTACTTCGCGGGGGATTACATCATCGGCAATCGTGCGGCCGTTGATCACCGCATCAGTGCGGGGCCACGCCAGTGCTTGCGCTTCCGCCGTGCGTGTTCCAACCCAAGCCAGGGGTTGGAGGTCGGTGGTGGCCATGATCAAAGCACGGGCCTTGTTGTCCGCACTGGCAGCAGTCCAGGTGGTTACGTTCAGGCTGTTGTCGGCGATGCTGTTGGCGGTCGCCACGGTGATGAAACTGTTGGAATTGGCGCCGCCAACTGTGGCATCAAGCGAGACAGGCATTGGTGTGGTCCCAGTGCTCTAGGTTTCCTGTAATAGAAAAGAAAAAGCCCCAGCAAGAGGCCGGGGCATTGGGTAGATCGGACCCGAAGATCACGCAATAGGATCCAGCGGGGTGCCGGACTTCAGACGCACAACGGGGATCAATTCCGAGTCGTACTTCAGGGTCCAGTTGCCAGACGTGGATAGGGCGGCGTTGTTCGGGTTGTCGGTGCCCGCGTTCCAGGTCACACCGTTGACGTGCATACCGTAGTGGTAATCCACGGCCATCACATCCTGCTTGGACAGGATGTTGCGCTCGGCTTCGATGCGAAGCTCCTGCTGCACACCCTCGCTCACGGCACCAGGGCCGAAGAGGAAAGAGGTGTACACACCAGAAGCGTGGGGCAGCTGCGAATCAACGATCACACGCAGGCCGGCAAAACTAGCCACACCAGCATCAGTGATGTTGGTGCCGCCAGCACCCCAGGTGATGGGGTCGCCCGACTGCACGTTGCCGCCGGTGAAGGTCAGCATCCCGATTTGCTGCAGGTAGTAGTACTGGTTTGGGTGCAGTGCGATCGTGGTCAGAGACTCGCCGCGCTCGCCCAAAACAGCCTTGGCAGCAATCACAGACATCGCGCTGATGTCCTTATCGGCATCACCGGTGATGTCCACACTGTTGGCAGACAACGCACTGCCGAAGATGCCGCTCAGTTGAGACAACAGAGTGGCAGTACGGAGCTTGTTGATGCTGGCAGCCAAGTAGCCGCGAACCGCAGCCATTGGATCAGCGCCAGTGCCCAGTTTGCTGAGGTCATCCACGGCATACGCAAAGCCGCGGTGCAAAATGGTCATCACTTGCTCGGAAGCAGTGATGGCTTGGGGGCTCAGGTAGCCGCCCTCGCTGGTGCCCCAGTCGTCGTTGGATTGGATGATTTCCTCGGTGGGGTTGATCGGCTGGAAATAAGGCACGCGCACGCGAGTGCCACCAGCACGACAATCGAGGGCTGCGTTGCGGGTCAGTACACCGCTCTGCACGAAGGCAGAACGCTGCACAATTTCCTCGCTCAAGTAAGCAAGGAACTCGGGACGGGTGACCAAGTTGGTCAGAAATGTCCCATCGTAGTTCTGAAGGGTGGCGGTCATTAGTTCAAATAGCGGGGTTGCCGGTGGTTACCCGCGAGTGGCTTCGGCTTTGAGCAGCTTCGCCAGCTCAGGGTTGTCCTTCTCCAGCCGCAGGATGTCCGTGAAGTTGTACGTGTCCTTTCGGTATGGGTTGGCCATGCCGGGTGGAACGTTGGATGTGGGGGCGCTACCCATGCCGCGGGCCCCGGATGGGGCGAAGTGGTGGTCCCAGCCGGAGCCAGGATTCTTCAGGTTGGCTAGGTAAGCGGCAAGGGGCTGTTCGATGCCGTTGACGATGACGACGGGGACGCCGTCGCTGTTGCGTAGTTGCGGTTGCAGTAGACCCAGCAGTTGTTCGGGGGCCAGCGCAGAGGCATGGCTGATCTGCTGTAGAGCAGTGGCGCGTAACCGCTCGTGGGCGGCTTCGCTGTCCTTGGCCTGAAGCGCGACTTCAAGCTCTGCTATCCGTTGCTGCAAACGCGCATTGTCGGCATTTGCCTCCTCCCACAACTTCTTGAACTCACCGGAGTCGGCGAGTTTCTGTTGCTTGTTGGACTTGAGCTGAACTTCCGAATCCTTCAGTCTTCGCTCCAGTTCGCCGAGACGCTCGTTGAGCTTTCGGTTGGCCTCGCCCTTAGCTAAGTTGTCCTGTTGGACAAGATCCAGCTTCGTGCGGAGAGCAGAAAGATCCTCTGAATTGGTGGGTTCGGGGCTGGGTTGCTGAGCCACCGGCTCAACGCGCTCCTCCACGGAAGGAGCACCCATGACTTGCTCAGTCATACGGGGAGATTGGTACTTTGTACCATCCTAGGTTACCCCTGCGGTGTACTAGGTGAGGAAGGGGGAACTATTTGTTCCAGCTGCGCTTGGAGTTGTTGGAGTGCTGGGCTTAGGGGTTGTCCGGCGGCGCTTTGGCGGTGAAGTGCTGCTAGTAACAGGTGCGCTTGTCTGGGATTCATGGGGGGTTTTTGTAGTAGAAGGGCGGCGTTTTACCCAGGGGCCGGGGATCCAGCAGGCCATTAAAACTCCACAGGTTTGTAATACTCTAGGTGTAAATGGGGATCAGGACGCACCGGCAAAATGGGTGGAGTGGCGGCGGACCCTTGGGGAAGGCTTCAGGTGTTCCAGCTTCTTTGCCGTCAAGGGGGCGGCACACGGGGCAGGTCTTGGGGTCGAGGACGGCGTTCCAGCGCCAGCGTGAAATGGGGCGGGTAGAAGCAGGGGCGGCACGTTGCTGCGCGTTGTAGGCCATAGCCCAGAAAGCAGCAGCCATCAGACCCTTCAGGCGGAACCGCCACGCATTAGCCACCGTGCCCTTGCCTACCACTGGTAGTTGCTCACCCTTGCGGAATCGGACGCCAATCACCACGTCTGCAATATCGGCAGTGGTTACGTTCTGCATGAAACGGGATTGCACTGAACGATCCAGTAAACGCAGTAACTGTCGGCCGAATGGTGATAAGCCGCCGCCAGGACTGGGACTGAATAACGTCAGTAGTGTCTGCGTTTGGATGCGGGTCTCGCGCAAGATGTCGCCCAAGTCGCGGGGTGCCAGCGCCGGGAGGTCAAATAAGTTTGCAGCGGTAGTGGTGGCAGCTACCTCGGCCTGCACCAGCCGCGAGCGGAGGATGGCGAAGATGCGGTTGGATGTGTTCTGGAGTTCGGTGGCAAATCGTTCGCGGAGTTTGGGATATACAATCTGGCGTTCCAGTTGACCCTCGGGGAGGGTGGCGATTAGGGCGCGGATGCGCAGGGCAAGCTCAAACAGTGCGTTCTTGGCATCGCGGTCAGTTTCGTCCTCCAGTCGGGTGACCGCTAAAGCGAGCGCTCGGATGTACTCCTCTGAAGTCATTCATCCTTACCGGGACGCAATGGCGTGGCAAGAGTTTGCGAGTTCAATGACTCGCCTTGTCCGGCGTTGCGGGGGCCGGTAGAGCTTTCGTTTTCTTGAAATGCAAAGTCGGGACCGCCCGCAGCATTGAGACGCTCCATTGCTAAAGCCTCCTCCTGGTCTTCCTCTGTACGCTCCAGCTCGGTTTCAATGTCGAGTTCGGGTGGGAGGACCTCGCCCTGCTGCAAGATGCGGAGCAGCGTTTCTTGGCTGATCGCGTTCTGCATGTAGAGCTGTAGGTACGCCGTGATCTGGTTGCCGTCGATCAAGCGGTTCTCGTAGTCCTGCTCGATGATCACCTTGGGGGGTTCCACGCCCGCATACTCGCCCGCAATGCGGAGCATTTCTTCCAGGGCACGCTGGAGGTCGCCCGCAATCAACGCCAT